GCAGCCAAGCGTTTCACATCAAACATGTATATTCCCGGATCAATGATGTGCCTTTCATTTCATATCAAAAAGCATCTCAAGATTGGCAAAGGTGGCATGATTTTAACGGATGATTATGAGGCTGTTAAATGGTTTCGCAAGATGCGATACGAAGGCCGTGGTGAAGTGATGTATCACGAAGACAGCATTGAGCTCAATGGATGGAATGCTTATATGTCACCAGAACAAGCAGCAAGAGGATTGATGTTAATGCAGAATTATCCTGATGATATGCCTGATCTACCGGAAGAGCCGTTCTATCGAGACCTAAGGGAATTTCCTTTATTCAAAGATATTGAGATAGTTTAATGGAAGCATATGTATTTTATTCGCATTCAGAATATTCTGATATTTGGCCTCTTATGTTTGGCCAATCTGAAAAATTTCTAAATGGAAAAACGAAATATTTGATAACAGATAAAACTGATTCTTTTGACACAAAAGATTGGAATGTCATATGTTATGATGATTCACTTCCATATCAACAGAGAGTGTACGAAAGTTTGTCTAAAATAAAAGAAGAAATAGTAATTTTTCATCATGAGGATATGTTTTTGTTAGGTCAACCACAATTTGATAAAATCGATTTCTTGATTGAACAAGTTAAAATCGGTATTATTGATATGGTTAAATTGATAAAAGCTGCATATAGCAACTCACAAACGACTATGTTTGGAGAAAATATTTACAAAAACCCTTTAAATTTATCTTTTGCAATACAACCAACAATTATAAAAACCAAAACTTTATATAACATTTATAAAGCGACTAGTGGAAACTCTATCTGGGAGTTTGAGAAAAACTCTAATAATTATGTAAATTTCTTAAACTTTAAAAGTTGTTATTACTGCGATGGTACAGAAAACAAAAGAGGTAGATTTCATTGGGATAGCAATGTATATCCTTATATTGCCACTGCTGTCACAAAAGGCAAATGGGATTTCGAACATTATCCCGATGAACTGAATGAAATTTTAAAATTATACGATATAGATCCAGAGAGGAGAGGCAAAAATGTCTAAAAAATTATTTATTTTTGACCTAGATGGTGTTCTTGTGGACGCGTGCGATTGGCACCGCGATGCTCTAAATGAAGCATTATTAAAAGTTAGCAATTGTGTAATCACCGAGCAGGAGCATATCAAGGTATTTAATGGTATACCAACAAGAAAAAAGTTATCTATTTTATTAAAACAAGATAGGATCAAAGATGAAGATGTAGAAAAAATCTACGAATTGAAACAAAAATATACCATAAAAACAATCAAAAAACAAGCAACTGTAAGAGATGAGAAGATAGAAATGCTAAACTTTTTGAAAGAAAGAGGTCACACAGTCGCATGTTATACTAATAGTATTAGAAAGACAGCAGAACTAATGCTGAAAAAAACAGGAATTTATGATTTGTTTGATTATGTTCTTACTAATCAAGATGTAAAAGAATCCAAACCATCAGCCGAAGGGTATAACTTTTTAATCAGACATTATGATGTAAATAAAAAAATGTGCTATATTATAGAAGATTCTCCAAAGGGAATCGCCGCTGCTTCAAGCTCTGGTGCAAATATAATATGTGTCAAAAATGCCGATGATGTCAATATTGACACTATTAGGAGTTTTGTGTGAAAGTTTTAATACCTATGGCTGGAGAAGGAAGCCGTTTTGCAAAAGAGGGATACACATTCCCGAAACCATTAATTGATGTTAGAGGAAAACCAATGATTCAACAAGTCGTTGAGAATCTTGATTTTGTTTCTCAATATGTTTTCCTCGTGAGAAAAAAACACATTGAGAAATATGAAGGTTTAGTCGACACATTACATAGGATAACGAATAGTTACTGCAAAATTGTCGAAGTTGATGAGCTTACAGAAGGCGCAGCGTGTACAGCACTTTTAGCCAAAGAGCATATTAATATTGATGAAGATCTACTTATTGCTAATTCAGATCAATTTATTGAATATGAGAGACAAAATTTTATATCTTTAAAAAATATGACAGATGTGGATGCAATTGTTTGGACTTTTAATGCTGTGCACCCTAAATGGTCTTTTGTTAAAACTAACTCTCGTGGTTATATTACTGAGGTTGCCGAAAAAAAACCAATTTCAGATATTGCTACATGCGGCATTTATTGGTACAGAAAAGGTTCTGATTTTGTAAAATATGCAGAACAAATGATTGACAAAAATATAAGAGTTAATAATGAATTTTATATTGCTCCCGTTTATAATGAATTAATCTCGGATCATAAAACCTTGATTCCGTTTTATGTTAATAAAATGTGGGGTCTTGGAACACCAGAAGATTTAAGGTATTATTTAGATAACAATAAATAAAATATATTAAAACGAATTGTCGTTATTGACTTTTGTATAATGGATATAAGTTATGTTTTTAATTTCTCATAGAGGTAATATCAACGGTATTGAAAAAAATAAAGAAAATAATCCTTTTTTTCTTGACAAATTGCTAGAAATAGGTTATAATATAGAGATAGATGTATGGCTTATTAAAAATCAATTATTTTTAGGACATGACGGTCCACAATATCAAATTGATCTTGAGTATTTAAAAAACCCTAATTTATGGTGTCATGCAAAAAATTTAGAAGCATTACAATTAATGATTGATAATAATATACATTGTTTTTGGCATCAAGAAGACGATTTCACTTTAACTAGCAAAGGTTACATTTGGACTTATCCTAATAAACAGGTTTGTGAAAATAGCATAATTGTTTGTTTTACAGAAAAAGAAACATTGAAATACTCTAAAATGAATATAGCTGGCATTTGTTCTGATTATCTTGAGGTTTTAAAATGAAATTAGTTGTTATTACGGGATGTCTTGGCCTTATTGGTTCATATGTAACCCGCAAATGTCTTCAAAAAGGTTGGAGAGTCTACGGAATCGATAAATGCACATATGCTGCCAATATGGATTCTTATTATGAATTTTGTGAATATGAAAACTTTGATTTTCTAGAAGAAGATATTGCAGATGTTAGTTATCTTCCAGATTGCGATTATGTTATTAATATTGCAGCAGAATCTCATGTTGGAAATAGTATTATTGAGTCTAATGACTTTATTCATTCAAATGTAGTTGGAGTCAAAAACCTTTTGGATCTTATTCGAAAGAAGCCAAGAAACGTCGATAATCAACCAATCTTTTTCCACTTTAGTACAGACGAGGTTTACGGAGATATCGTAGATGGCGAACATATTGAGACAGATATTCTCAAACCATCCAATCCTTATTCTGCATCGAAAGCTGCTGCTGATATGTTTATTCTTGCTTGGGCTCGGACTTATGATATGAAATATCTCATTCTTCGTCCTACCAATAATTATGGCGAAGGCCAATATCCCGAAAAATTAATTCCCATTTCTGTTAAAATGCTTCAGCGTGGAAAGAAAATTAGACTTCATGATGAAGGCGATCCTGTAAGAAATTGGTTACACTCTGATGACACCGCCGAAGCTGTTATCTCAATCATTGAATCAGGAACATATAACGAAATTTATAATGTTGCTGGTGGATTTGAACAAAAAAATAAAGAAACTGTTCGAAAGATAGTTGAATGTTTTTTTGAAGATGACCGTAATTATCTTGATCATGTTGATCTTGGATTTAAAAGAGAAGGCCAAGATGTTCGATATGCACTCAATGATGATAAATTAAGATCGCTAGGTTGGAAACCAAAAAAGATTTTTGACGAAGAAATCAAAAAGTTGGTAGATTATTATAAAGATACATTTAGATGGTAGTATGACTGAATTTGAATTTACAGTAGAAAAAAATAAAGAATTAAGAAACTGGCTAGTTGAGCTCGAGAAAAAATGCAAAGAATTAATAAAGAAAATAGATTCTGAAGGTTTAGGTATTTATCATAGTATAAATTCTGATATCTTTGAAATGAGTACAAGAATTTATAAAATATCAGCCGTTTTAGGCCTCATAAAAACATTTCATTTAGAATTAGATAATTTAGATAAGGAGCAAAAATGAATTACACTCTATCAAGCCAAGCCATCGGCGCTCTAATGATGGCACTACAAAAGTCTCTCCTCGAGCAAACGGATATCGTTCCGGTTCTTCAAGGTTTCGAGATCCAAGTTGATGATACGAATCAATTGGTTGTAATGAATCCTCCGGTTGTTCGAGTCGAAGGCGAAACTATCGAGACATCGCAACAATAATGCCTCGTTATTATTATCATTGCGATGCATGCGACGGTGAATTTGAGGTCCGTCATGGAATGTCCGAGACACAAGAAAAGTGCCTTGAATGCTCCATGACTGGACCTCTTGTTCGTATCCCTCAGCTTATTCAAAAACAAGAAATAAGAAAAGATAATTCTACTGCTGCGTCTAGAATAATTGATACAATAGAAAATAATAGAGAACTTTTAAAACAAATGAAAAAGGAAAGAATCAATGACCCTAACTAGCTGGCTGATTATTGCCTTATTATTGTCTATTCTGGGCAATCTTTTTGGCGTGTGGTACATCAACAAACTACTTACCAAGGTTTTGTTTGTATCTCAAAATCTTACTGATTTAGTGGATCTTTTGACCACTTATCGCAATCATTTGCAACGGTTGTTTCAACTCGAGATGTATTACGGAGATGAGACAATGAAGTTTCTTATCAAGCACACACGATCATTGCTAGATGTTTTGGAGGACTATAGCGATATTTATAAATTAACCGAGCCAATTGAGCTCGAAGAAGAGGATGAAGAGTCTTATGACGACGAAGAGACGAGGCCGCAAGCGGTCAACCAAGAGAATGTATTTTACGGAGGTACACGAGGCGGCAATAGTTGAGTATTGCTCTTCGAAATGTAACGAAAGAAAATCAGAATTATACGTTGGTTTTATTCAACCTACATTTAATGAGATGGTAGACAAGATTGTTTATTCTTATCATTTTACCTCGCTTGCAAATATTGACGATTTAAGAGACGAATGTAAAGCATGGCTTATAACAATATTAGATAAATTCGATCCCGACAAGGGATCCAAAGCATTCTCTTATTTTAGTGTTGTAACGAAGAATTGGTTTATTCACAAAGTAAAGAAGCAAACCAAACGCTGCCAAAGAGAAATTGAGTATGACCTTGTAGCAAACGAAGTCTATGAACAAGAAGTCCAAGCTGAATCAAATTACCTTTCAAGCCGAGAAAAAGAAGATTTTTGGAAGAAGCTTTGGGAAGAAATCGACGCATGGGGAACTGATGATATGCGAGATAATGAAAAGAAAGTTTATGAGGCCATAAAAATAATTCTTTCCTCTGCTGATGAGATTGATATTTTAAATAAAAAAGCTGTTTATTTATATTTAAGAGAATTAACCGGACTTAATACTAAACAGATTGTTACTCAATTAAATAAAATGCGAGAAAAATATAAAGATTTTAAAGATGATTGGGATGATGGTAAAATCTGAATCAAAACTAATTAGGTTATGAGTAAAAAACTTGAAAAATGCATTGATAAAGCATTGGAAAATATAGAAGAAGATAGAAAAGTTACAAAAGAACTTTTAAATGACGCCATTAAATATGTAGCAGTTGACGAAGCTAGACATAGAGAAGTTGGAATTATTATGTCCAAATATGTCGAAACTTTACAGCGCTCAAATGAACAATTGGTCAAGATTGCTGGCCTTATGTCTAAAAACGAAAAAGCCTCTGCTGGCTTAACAGATGATGATAAAAAGGATTTATTTGATTTAATTTCAGGTAAAGACGATGAGTAATTATTTTGTTAAATATTTTGATGCAATTCAAGATAGATTTGCAAGACATGCTATTGAAGAAGAGGTAAAGCTAGAGAAACTATTTGGAAAAAATAAGTTTTCTGGAAAAACAACTTTTGAAGGAATAGTAATGTCTGACCCAGCAGCGACATCCGGACAAACAACTAATGGCTCTACTGCCAATCGCTTTGTAGCAGTAAAGGTTTATATAAAAGAAATTGACGATCATATTTTTGATTTCGATATTTTAAATAAAGTTACCGATGAACAACAAAAAATAACACTTTTGAATAATATGATTGGTGGTGCATGTTTGACAGCTTATCCTGACTCTTCTTTAAAAGGAAGCGAGCCTGATCCAAAATTCCAAGCAGGATGCACTGTTGAGCTAAAGTTTAATGATCAAGGCCCACAAACGGCTGATCATGGAAGAATGCGTGGCTTACGGTATACGAAAGTTACAAGAGTTTCTGATTCTAGATATTCTGGTCTCGCAAAGTATTTTCAAAATTCTTTGGCCGATTCTTTTGAGAATGGCTCTAATTCTCCTGCATTGGCAGGAGATTTCGAAGATGTAAGTTCAAAATCTATTGAAGAACTATTACCCCAAGCACAAGTAATAATAAGAGAGTTTATGGCCGAATATAAACAAGATGTTGGGATCAATTTAGTGCCTACAAGCACATTTCGAACTATTGGAGCTCAAGTAAGAATTGAGCACACAAATGTACAAAAATCTGGCGGTCAAGAATGGTATAGAAAAACTTATGGAACTTCCAATTACAGAACCCAGATGTTAGATAATTATATTAATTATCCAAATGATATTCCCGGCAACATACAGAGAAACGTACCCATTTTGCAATCAAATAAAACAAAGTCGGCACATCAAGTCGGCTTGGGAATCGATTTTAGTACAAAAGATTTAACTTTTGATCAAGGAGTTAAACTAGAGGAATTGGCGAATAAATACCTCGGCGCCAAAAAGTTCAAAAGCTTTGAATGGGAAAAAGTAAGCGAAAGATACGCATCGAATCGGGCAGCGAGAAAAAATAATGGTACCACATTTAGTGGCGAACATTTTCATATTTCCATACATGCCGAATCAAAAGGACAAATATAATGTCAGGAGATCTTAAATCACAAAAGAAACCAATTGATGTTCAATGTCTTTCCTTTACGGATCAAGGCATAAAAGAAATAATTGATTCGGGAGAGTTTACTGGACCGTTCCATACGCCGCTTGCTGAGTGTGTTCCAATTTATGAGTCAGCTCCATGCGAAACAGTAATTGCCGGAGATAACAATGCTTTTGTTATTCTCGGCCGAGACAGACCATATTCTCTAGGATCTGGTAAAGGCGCATTTGGCGGTAAGTGTGGAAGAATTCACATGATCGCAGGACTGGCTGCTGCATATGATAATTCATCCGATGCTCTTGAAACTGGACCAAATCTTATTACAGATGCTGCGACGCTCTACATCACACAAAGAGGAAATATCGACGCATACTTTGGATTACCACCGGGCAAGAACAGAAGTGCCGACGATCGTTCCGCAATTGCTTTGAAAGCAGATCACACAAGAATTATTGCGAGAGAATCAGTTAAAATTTATGCTGGTCCAACAAAAACAAGCTCAATTAAAAAAGAAACATCTTCTGTTGGAGGCGAACTTGACATGAGAGGTCGAATTGATCTTATAGCAGGTGATGAAGAAAATATACAACCAGCCGTGCTTGGCAATAATCTGGCCGAATATCTTTCTGAACTAACCACACTCATACAAGAAATTTGCACAGCAGTCGAGGACCTTAACAAGAGAACGAACAAAATTAATAATGCTCTTGCAATCCATACTCATACGCTTGTACCTTTGGCGCCAATTACCAATATACCAAATTTTGTTTTACAGGGCGCACACAAACTTGATATCCTTAAAGGCAAAAAAGGAAAATGGAATCACACTTGGACTAACCTTAATTTGACTTTAATGGAATTCAATGCATATGATTTTGATGATTTAATACCAATTAAGGGCAGAAACAATTTCCTTTCGGATAATATTTACATAACATGACAACACTTAATGAATCAAAGTTTTTAAACAAACAGAAAGATGTTTGTGAAGATACCGTTGCGGAGAGACCACCTCCGAAGATATGTCCTACTTGCATACCGAATCCCGATGCTATTGTTCCTGTTTGGTACGAGGCAGAGGAGCCATTCCTTGATGAACAGCGATGCGAGTATGTTGTCAGAGTTAATGTAAACGACAACGGTGATAGTTACGATGTATCTCAAATGAGAGAATCGGGCAAATCTCTTCGTGAGATTTTAAATTCCTATAAGATTGCAGGAATCTATCAATTATTGCGATTTTTTGAAAAAGAAATATCAAACCAAGTAATCTTCGCCTTTGCCGATGATCCTCAAAAACTTAAGAGATTATTAAGAAGAAATAAAGCAAAAACAGAAGATTTGATTGAGAAGGTGACTCAAAGTGTCACTGACGGTGTTTTTGATATTTATTCATTGAGCCAAGGACTTATTGATGCTTATGGCTTAAATGCTGAGGGCTTCAATCCCGAAGCGCTTGAACTTTATGCTCGTGCTGATGACTATTGGGTTTCTTTGTATCAAACACCAAAAGGCGGAGAGCCAATCTGGGTAAAGGTTGTAATTCCTGCTTTTATCTTTGATAGAGTTCCGGAAGGCCTTGCTGGAGACGAAGAAGAATCTGACACATCTGGCGAGAAAGAAGTTATTATTGACGGTACCAAGTTCAAAGGCAAGATACGAAGGTTAAAACATGTTCTCGGAGTTTACAGTAAATACCAAGCATATTGGTGGCAATCCGAGAAAGGAAAATTGGCTTTTCAAAATGATCCAATCAAGGGGTCTTACAAAAACTCATTCTATTGTAAGATCTATATTGATAAGATTGACGATATCGCAGACGAGATTGAGTCACTAATCGAATCACAAACTAATTTTCGCCTGCGTCGTCGTAGAACTCGCCGTGCTGTTGACAAAATCAAAATTACATTTAAGCAAAGAGGTAATAACCCTTATTACATCAAGAAACTTGAAGTTATGGGATTTAGTTGTCCTGAATATGAAATAATAAATTTAAATTCTCTCAAAGCAGACAAGAGAAAGTATAGAGCACCGTTTAACAATGAAACGGCCCTAGGTTATATAGCCAACCTAAATCCCATCGACAGCGATTTAAATTCTAGAGAGACACCTCCTTGGCTTGACTTTTTGGTTAAATATACATATCCAAAACTAACTCTTGACTATGGAAATGCGTCACCAGAAACAAGTGTGACCGATGGCACTACTTCTATACTTGGCTGTATTGTTGATAATAACGGCGGAACAGAAGGGCTTCGTGATTTCTTCTTTGATCAGGTCATTTCAACCTTTGAAGCGATTGAATATAAATGGAACCAGAATGCATGTAAGGTTTTAGCCGGCGCTGCAAATGCTGCAAGGGCTGCTGGTGATGCAGCGAGATCTGGTGCATCTGATGAAGAAGCCGCCGCTCAGCAAGATCAGATCCTTGGAGAACTTCAGGAAGACTTAGACAAAACAAGCAACAATTCAGGAGACATGATCTTAGAGGCACGTGTTAATAGAGCTGCGAGTCAGGCTGAAGAAGCATTATACAAAGTTGAAAAAGAAATAGAGTTGCAAGAGCAGATAGATACTCTTTTATCACAGAGAGAAGAAGCAGAAAAAGAACTTAAAATAATAGTTGCAGTATGGGATTCGATTATAATTGATAGAAATTACAGAATCGAAGAATTAGCGGGACCAACACTTGCTGAAATGCAAGCAGCCGCCGATGCCGAAGAACAGGCGGCGCAAGAAGCCGCCGATGAAGCCCGCCGCCAAGAACAAGAAGCCGAAGTTCTTGTCTTGATGAATCAGATTTATGGTGCACCAATACCGATAAAACCATCTTCTGAAATTGTGGATCAAAGTTGGGAAAATGCAGAAGACGCCGGAGGAAGTAATGATAATGCACAATTATCGGACACAGAAGAACCAGCCGTACCTGATCTTCTCCAGAGCGCTTTTGATAAATATCCAGATGCAAAATTGACTTTAAAAGCATTTTACGCAGATTTAATTCGTAGAAACGGAAACGACATAGCGCAGACAATTTTTAAAGAAGAAGAAGTTAAAAAAGCCAAAGAATTTTCAAAACAAATTTCTTCGATCCCGGGTAAAGTAGACAATCTCAATAAAGAACTTCAAGAACTTTTAGAAAGCACTGCGAAATCTCGAGCCCGTGCAGAAAGAAAAGCGGAGAACGAAGAAAGAGATATCAATAGAGCGGTTGCTAAAACAAAAAGAAAGACAACCAAAGAGATCAACAAAGAAGTAGATGGATTATTGTCTGGCCCAAGAGCCCGAAAAGAAAATCGAGAACAAAGACGAGATGATCGCAGATTTTATAGAGCAGATGCAAGAGCAAGCAGAACAGAGCGTCGTCAATCGCGAGGCGCAGAAAGAGGCGAGAACCCTTTTATTGCAGCCGGAAGAGAAGCAGCAATTGCTGGTTTTGACTTTGAGAACTCACTTATCTCTTTATTTTTAACAGAAGAAGAAATGGCAAACTATGGTTTGTCTGGTTTTAATTTATCAAGAATTGGCGGAAAAAGAAAGAAAGGCGAAGGTGCAAAACAGCGATTAAAGAACTTTTTCGACAACTTTGGTATTTGTGGTTTCAATAAATTGATCGAAAAAGCAATCAAATGTTTATTGTCAGGAATGGATTTAAGAACCGCTCTTAATCAAATCGTTCGTGCCGCAATATCAAATATGTCTCCAGCCGCAATGGAAAAACTCCTTGTTGGTCTTGATCCAAGAAAACAAGCCGAAATTCGAGAATATGTCGCTCAACAATTTCGAGATATGCCCGCTCCATGGGAAAGAGATTATCAACCCGGCCGCGTAACAACCGATCAGCAAATGGATGCAAAGCAATTGTCGTCTGTGTCTGATAATATTTCTTCAAATGCTGGTAATCTTGAAAAATATAAAACACAAGTATCGGCACTTGATGATTTTGTTTCTGCTTTAAGAGAGTTCCTTGGCGATATAGAACAACAAGCAAGTTCGACTCAATTGCCAACCGGTATTACACTTCGCCGTGGGGACGCTGGAAATAATGTAAAAACATTACAAAACCTTTTGATAAATAATTTGGGACCTATTCTTGCAATTGACGGTGATTTTGGTCCAAAAACCGATGAAGCAGTGCGCTCATTTCAGATATTAAAAGGATTAACAGTAGATGGGATAGTTGGAGCACAATCAATTGCCGCTCTAAACGGACCAGTAAAACCGGCAACACTTAGTCCCGAGAATATAGATCAAATCTCAATTCAATTTTCTGCTAGCAATGATATTAAACAGTTTTTGGTTTCTTCACTGACAGACAAGACACCAGAGCAAGCGCCAACAGTTGCAAATCAAATTAAAGATGATCTGAATAAAAAAATACAAGAACTTGAGACGAAAGGCAAAGAACTTCAAGGCTCATTGACATCAGAACAGATTCAGCAATGGCAGAATATGACCGATGAAGAACAACAGCAAATGATTAATGATGCTCGTATCGAAGCAGGTATTGTCGTTGATGTCTCTAATCCAGAGCAAGTCCGTCAAGGCTCTATTGGGAAAGCGCTTGGGAATGTCCAAGGAGCAATTTTTGACGCATATGTTGAGGCGTTTATGTCTCTAGTTGGAATCGAGGATTTATTCGCTGCTTTGGATAAGATTCCCGGCGCCAAATTGATTGGAAGAATCATTGCATCTTTTGATTGTCCTAATGTTCACTTTATTTATCCTCCGATTAGATCATTCTTGAGTACTTTAACTTTCAAACAATGTTTGGATGGCGGCCGTCTTGCATTCCCCAAACTTCCGAGACTACCAAATATTAGAAGCCTAGCGAAGATTATATTTGATAAATTGGTAGAGATATTAAAAGATGCTGTTGCAGATTTAATAACAAGGGTTATTACAGCATTATTATTAAAAGTATTGCTAACAATTGAAAATGCTTTATGTAAAGCTCTAGAGGCCGTGGGCAGGTTTGCCGCCGAAGCTGTCAAGGGCCCAGACGCCAACTTTGGTGGCATGATGCGTGATTTATTTTGTGATGATGGCACAAGTGATTCAGATGTTGATGATTTGACATCAAGTTTGTTGACCGATGCTGGAATTACAAACACAAAATTACAGAACTTGGCAAAAAATGCAACAGCAAGCGATTTGAAAAATAAGCACAAAGAAATAACTCAAACAATTGCAAGAATCTCCTCTAGAAGAGAACTGGAGCAACTCTTGGTTGCCAATGATGGAGAGCAAGATATTAACACACTAAAAAGAATATCCTCAACAATCTCGCTTAAATTTCCAGAGTTTGCAATATTCTTTGATGATCCAAGCAAAGTCGCTGCCATATTTAGTAACATTGGTAATAGATTGACTCCTGAACAACGCGCAAATGTTAGAGATGGATTAACAAGACCCGGCGTTGATGCACCAGTTGATTCTTCTGTTTGTTTGACATCAGAACAAATGGACGAATGGAACGATAAAAGAAAAACAATTTTGACCAATGCCGGCATGAACCCAGTCGAAGCAGAGGACTATGTAGCGAAACTTAATGATCGTGCCGCTGGTGATTTGCTTGATTTGGCAGATGCATTGGCCAAAGGGCCAGATCAAATACTTGGCGATGCAATTGATAATGCTTTTAATCCAAATCCAAATGACAAAGGTCGCTTGAATGATCCATTCTGTCCTCCAACAAACGCTTCTTCAATTGTTGCTTTGGATACTGAAGAATCGCTTCAAGAAGCAGCAGAACTTGCCGAGGGCACATTTAGATCTTTGGCTTTTGCGTTTACCAATGATATGATTGGAAAGAGAGACTCATTCTTAGACAATGTCCTTGCCGATACATGTAATTTACCTCTTCGAAGACATGAGCAAAGATCAAACAACTTTGTTTTCCAAATTGACTGGGCTAATTCACAAGAAGATTGGGATGCAAAGAAGGAAAAGTTTTCAGCAACTAAGCTTGGTGAAATATATTTCGGCGCACTTTCAAGTGAAGAGCCAATAGGCGTATTCCCAGAGACAGTTGGAATTCTGACAAAAGAAAAGTTGGATGCAAACGATTTTGCAATTGATTTTAAAACAACAGAAAAAGTTCGTCCTCAATCAAAAACAAAAACAATGGATATTGGGTTTGGCTTGAAAAACGTTAATGTCAAATACCGCAGAACATATAGAAAAGAACCAGATCTTATTCTTGATTTCTTTAATGATAAAAACGAAGGCTGCCGCTTTGAATATGAATTAATGTTTACCAATTATGAAGATGGCGAGATCAAATTTAAAAAAGAATTGGGATACAGAACATTTATTTATTATTATGGAAACGAATATCAAAAGACTTTCTTCGGTAAAGACGAAGAAGATAAAGAAATTCCATACGATAGATTAGAATATAAAGTTGTTAATACGGTTGGTATCTCGGGTACTGGCTCTGCTTTAGTTGAGCAACATGGTTCAATTACAGAAAAAAGCTTACAAGAGCTAAAAGTTCCATATCAAGGAGTTTTATTCTCAAATTATATTAGCTCTATTCTCTCGGCTTCTGGGCACTCTGCACTTCCAGTTAAACAAATAGCAAAGGACTCATATAAAAATTATATGGAGTATCTCTATAAAGGCGTACTTAAGGGCCTTAATCAAAAACTAGACGGAAGTCAGCCGGAGGGTTATGACTTTGGATATGTTGCAAACAATCTGACGCCCGATGATGTGTTATATGTAAACCCTGAAGCGACATCTGACGAGAGCACTTGGGAATATACATACGACGAAGAAGAAATGGTTCTAGGAAAATCGGCTACGAATAACGAAAGAGTTCATTTCTTAGATCCTGCGATCTATGGCGGTAGCTATACTAATCCACCATTTTATATTGAACCGCAGAAATTTAAAGGTTGGCTTGGAATTGCATCAGCACTTGTTCCGGAGTTTGATGGTTGTAAGCCTAGACGAACTGATTTTATCGGTTTAAAAGAACTGGCCGATAATGTTACAAAACTTGAGCAAGCAATTCCACCTGATTCAAGATTAAGCGAGGACCCTGATTGTATCAACCATACACCGTTTGATAAAATATCTGATCCTTCAACGCTTGCTTATTTAGATACGACCGTTGCGGCAACAATTAGAATATATGCATGCGAGGCAATGGTAAAATCAATGCCTGTTCTTTCTCACATGAGATATTCCGAAGACAATTATGATACTGGCTTTGCTTCCGTAATTGTAGAAAAGATGGAACAAGGCTTATCTGAAACTGAGGCGCTTATTCCTATATTTGGAGGAAGGGTTCAAAATTATAATTATTGGCTTCTTTTCCTTGAGTGTGCTGTTATGGCATTAGTTCGCAAAGTTAAGATGGGTGAAATTGAATCCAATTCAGAAATCGATCAAGCAAGAGCGATTATTGACAAAGCTCAACGACGTCATTTGTATCCAAACAGGGATGTTCTTAAAATTATCAAAGGCCATGGTTCTTCAATCGAAAGAATCAAAACTATCAATCCTGCTAAAATTGACGAAGATTACAAAAATCGACCAAGAGTTCGACAGGTTTTAAAAGGTTGTTATATCGCAGGGTATCCGTCACTTGCTCAGAAAGGCGTTGTAATTGATCAGACAATTGATTTTGATCCACTTCTTCTTACGCTTAATGGCGCTCGGTTTGCGTCACATATAAACACGATCTATGATGTGAGAAGAGAATGCAAAATTCTTTTGAAGTACCTCGTTAGTCACGAAATAAGCCAATTGATGTCAAATCTGAACGAAAGATTTGATGGAAGTCAATATATTTATGATTTTTATCGATACACCTTGGCTTTACCTGATGTTTACGCTAAAACCGCACTAAAATCAGGACTTACAGAGACAGAAGCACCAATTGCAGAAGGCGAAATATCATACGGATCAGTCCCAGATGTTGGCGATGTTAGCTCTGTTGATCTTACAGCAGCCGGTGGTTTCGGCTTTTACATTGAAAAATACATAAGAACGGTCGAGAAGCCGGAAGAATTTTATTCCGAGAGTCCATTCTGGGCGAATCCTGACTCTGAAGCCGCACAAATTGTCAAGAATATGCCAAATTCTTTGAAAGGCGTGTGCAATATTAAAGAGTTTGGAGAGTATTTCTCTCAAGCAAAAGATCTTTTTGACGAGAATATCAATATTTCAGATATCTTTGGCGATGCTTCAATAAGCGAAGGTAGCGATACATACCTTGGATCTACCGGTTTGAAGTTCGGTGTTCGGATTATAATGGTGCCCGATGCTATTCTTGCCGGAAAAATAAACGAAGGCGAGATCGATGCCAAGTTTGCTCGAGAAGAAAAGTCATACAACCTACAGTCAATCCCTGTTGCATCGTTTGAGCAAGATATTCCAGACATTAAATTCAAAGAATTAAAATTTAATAACCCAACTTTGGATGAAGACCTTAAATGTTACATCGATAATCTTGTGAAGACTGATGAGTTTGTATTCCTTATGGATTATGTGTTTGGAATTAAGAAATTACCATCTATTCTGTTGACGTATGTAAACGAGGCCTTCATTCAAGCTGTTGGTGCTGATGTTGAAAGAGATGTTGATAACATTATTGACCGTTTCGATGATGCTTGGAAGGGCGAGGTACTGTCTGACTCCAAGAGAGAATGTCGTAGATTATTTGCTGCTTTCTATCGATCTGATGATTTCGAGGTTCCCGAAGGCGACGATGGCAGATCATTAGCAGAAATATTTGAAGACCTGAAAAAAGGAAGCATCTTCGGAAGACCGGATCCATCGATGCGTTGGTGGAGAAGACGTAGACAGCGCGGAAGACCATATGACAAAGATGGCAATGAATGTGCTGGAGAATTCGGCGGACTATTTAAGAACTAGAGGAACTTATCATGGCTACAAATCCATTTTGGGAAGAATTATCGCAATTCGAAGACATTATTCAGGGACCTTTGCTAAGTTCTCCAACAGATCCTTTGACCGATATTACAGATCCAAAAGAGCAAGTAAAGCAAAATTTTAGAATTCTTTTGTTGACTGCACCGGGAGAAAGATTAACTGATTCTAATTTTGGAGTTGGTATAAAAAATTATTTATTTGAACTTGCTAATGAGCAAACTTATTCAAAAGTGAGAACAAGGATTACGAATCAAGTTTCTCAATATATGCCTTATATAACAATAAATAACCTAAGAGTTGGGCTAGTAGATGCAGACTCGCAGGTTATGAGAGTTATAATAAATTATTATATTCCTAAACTAGATCAACTAGACCAAATAGATCTGTCATTTCCATTATAATTCGTTTGTCGACTAATTATAAGTTGAGAGGGTCTTTTAAATGGCTAAAAAGAAAATTGTTCCAATAAATTACACCAGTAGAGATTTTGACTCTATTAAATCTGATTTGGTTG